GAACTGTTTGTTGGTGGACTAGCTGAGACTCCTGCTATAGGGGAATTGTTTGGTTTACCATTTAGGGCTAAGGCTGATTATCTAAAAGATGGACACCTTATTGACCTAAAGACTACAGCTAAATTAGAGGGATGGGAGAGAGCTGCTAAATATACTTGGCATTACGATATGCAGGGATGGATTTATTCTGAGTTGTTCGGAGTGGATAGATTTACTTTTGTTGTGATTGAGAAAGGTACTGGTGATATAGGTATCTTTGAACTTAGTGAAGAAACTAAAGAGCTTGGAGGCAATAAAGTAAAGCAATGTGTTAATACCTATAAGGAGTATTTTATAGATAAAAGAAGTAAGATAAATGACTACACCATCAGAGGAATCCTATAATTTTAAGGAGGAAGAAACTTTGTATTATTACTTAACTCTGATGAGTTTACTACAGGGAATACCTATTTATCAGTTAGAGTTGGAGCTGACCTTACAAGAAGAACTAGAGAATTATTCAGCCTGTTCTGGTATATTAAAAGCAATAAATGAAGCTGAATATAAAACTTACTCTGAACTTAAATTAATAACAGAAGAATTAGATAACGAATATAACTTTTAACAATAAGAATAATGAATGTACAAGGATTAATTAAAGAGATAATAGAAAAAGAATATAACTTGAAGCTAAACGACAAGTCAAGACAAGCTAAATACGTTGAAGCTAGAGCCATATACTATAAGCTAACTAGAAAGTATTCTTTTCTGTCGCTAGATGCTATCGGAAAAAATGTAGGTAGAGACCATGCCTGTGTTATAAATGGTATAAATAGATTAGATGGATGGCTAACCTATGACAAGGTTGTTATTAATATGTACAACTCCCTTAAAAATGAAGTGTCACTTGCTGTATTTAATTTGAATAAGGATTCTGATTATAAGAATTTAGAGGAATTGTTTGAGTACAAATATAACAAATTGCTTAATGAATATAAGATGTTAGATTGGAAGCATAACTTTATAAAGAAACGTTTATCTAGGTATGAACCAAATACTGTATTCAATTTTAACAATGAGGAAAAGACTGTTACAGAAACTGAATTTAAATCTTTAGAGTCAAATGCCATCTAAGAGGTCAACTATAAAAGAGATTGTAATTAACCCAGAGGCTGCTAAATGGTGTCTTAATAGAGGTTATAAGATATATCCAGTTCCTGTAGAGTTTAAGGAATTGAAATACAATCAGAAGTTGGGTGTTAAGTTCAAACTTGTAGTTGAGTTTGGTGGTGAGAAAAGAATTGGTGAGAAGGAATATAGTCAAGATGAATGGTCGTTTGCCATCTGGTCAGTTTATAATTTTTTATATAATAAGCATAATGGGAAGAAAGCCTAAAGAACGAAAGTACGTTAAGCCTACTGATGGTAGACAGAATAACGGTAGGAAGAAAGGTGAAAAGGTAGCTAAGAAAGTTATGGCCACTCCTAGTGCAATGAATAAAGCTAAGAAGGATAGGGTTAATATTTATGCTTTAAATGCAATGAGTAAAGTCTTTGGTTCTGAAGAAGCTGCATGGGAATCCCTAGCAGAACAGGCTAAAGATTCATTCCCTCACCTTAAATTATTATTTGAATATAAGTATGGTAAACCTGAAGATGTAGGTATGGATGAGGGTAAGCCTAAGGTGAACATAAACATTAAAAACTTATTTGCAGGTAATCAAGATGATAATAATGATAAACCTGATGTAATTGATATAACAGAAGACGATGGAAGAAACGAATGATATGCCACATAACTTTTGGGATTATGGAATCAATCCAATACTAGGTTATAGATATATGCCAGATGAAAGAGCTAAACCTGCATCGCTGTATAGAGCTAACAAAAAAAATATAGAGGATGCCACCACCTAAACTGCATGACAAATATAAAGGACTAGGTAATGACAGTAGATACTTTGTTGTTACTGGTGGTCGAGGTAGTGGTAAGTCTTTTGGTGTTACTGCATTTTTAGCATTACTTACAATGGAACAAGGTCATAAGATATTGTTTAGTCGATACACTATGTCCTCAGCAGGTACTTCTATTATTCCAGAGTTTATTGAGAAGATTGAACTCTATGGTATATCTGAACATTTTAGGATAGCTAAAGACCAGATAATGAATATGTCTACAGGAAGCTCAATTATCTTTAAAGGTATAAAGACCTCAGCAGGTAATCAAACAGCAGCTCTGAAGTCCTTACAAGGTGTTACGACCTTTGTACTTGACGAAGCAGAGGAACTTATTGATGAAGATACCTTTGATAAGATTGACCAATCTGTAAGGGATAAGAATAAGCCTAACAGAGTTATATTAATATTAAACCCAACTACTAAAGAGCATTGGATATACCAAAGGTTCTTTGCAGCTAAAGCTATTAACGGTGGGTTTAACGGTTGGAAGGATAACGTTACATATATTCACACTACATTTAAGGATAACAAAGAACATCTATCTAAGTCCTTCTTGAACCAGATAAATGAGATTCGTAGAAATAGACCAGATAGGTATAACCATCAGATATTAGGTGGTTGGTTAGATAAGGCTGAAGGTGTTGTCTTCACTAATTGGAGTATTGGAGATTTCAATGAATACGCTCCTTACGTCTATGGGCAGGATTTTGGGTTCTCTGTAGACCCTACAGTACTCCTAAAGGTTGCTATAGATAAGGATAGGAAGAAGATGTGGTTAAAGACTATGTATTGTAAGGTTGGTTTATCTACAAAGGAAATAGGTGAACTCAACAGGAGACACGCTAAAGATGATATTATTATATGTGATAGTGCTGAACCTAGATTACTTCAAGAGTTAAAAGTATATTGTAATGTAAAACCTGCTATAAAGAAACAAGGTAGTATCTTAACTGGTATTGCACTTATACAGGATTATGATTTAGTTATTGACCCAGATTCCTTAGAGCTTATTAAAGAGCTTAATAACTATGTATGGCACAGTAGGAATGAAAGACCTATTGATAAATGGAATCACCATATGGATAGTTTACGTTACGCAGCTCAACACTTCCTTGCTAATGCAAACAAAGGAAGTTATGTTATCAGGTAGTATTATACAAAAATGTTGGAGTTGTAACGAAACTAAGCCTCTGGAAGATTTCTATAAAAACAGAAGAAGAAAATGTGGGTTTAGTAATCAGTGCAAGATTTGTACAAATAAATATGCGTCTGAATACAGAAAAAATAATAAAGACAAAATTAATGCATATCGTAGAGTCTATAGTAAGAATAGGAGGAAAAATGATGCTTTGTACAAGTTTAAAAAGAACTTAAGAACAAGAACTTCTATAGCCTTTACCGTTAACTATTGGACCAAAAACTCTGGTAATATAGATATGCTTGGCACTGATTATGAAACAGCATTTAAACATATTGAGTCTCAATTCACCGAAGGTATGACTTGGGAGAATCACGGTGAATGGCATATAGACCATATAATACCTTTATCTTCAGCCAAGACAAAAGAAGAGATGGAAAAACTTTGTCACTACACAAATCTTCAACCACTTTGGAAAGAAGAAAATTTATCTAAGGGAAATAAAATTTTGTAGACTCTTAAACATAGTAGACTCTTAAACATAGTGGGTTCTTAAACATAGTAGGTTCTTAAACATAGTACCCCCTTAAACATAGTGGGTCTGGGTGATGTACTTGCATTTTGCAATTTCCTCTCTAAGCCCTCCAAATTTATTTCATGTAGGTATCTACCTATGATTGGTGAAAGTCTCTTAAAACGCTTTAAAATGCTTCTCATTGTGTTTTATACTTGCAACAAAAAAACCGCTATTTTGTATTAAAAAAAATTGTGTTTACAGTTGCACAATAAAAAAGTTTTATGTATTCACGTGCGTACCTTAATTATATAGGGGAAAATATTTTTATAGTTTTTTACAGTATTGTTAAAAAGTTTTATATATTTGTATTGAACATTAAAACAAACAAAATGAAACTATTAAAACTATTAAACTACTTTACAGCAATTTTTTGCTCGTTATTCCTTTTATATATAATAGGGCAAATGTTAAGAGCTATTTTAATCAACTTATAAAAACTAATAAAATGAATGTAAAAGAATTAATCAAAGAAATGCAAAGCGGTAAATTTTTTACCGTTGAATTTATCAAGAAAGACGGTACACGTCGCGTTATGAATTGCCGTACTGGTGTAAAAAAATATACTAACGGTAAAGGGTTAAGTTTCAATCCTATTGCCAAAAGTTTATTACCAGTTTTTGACGTGCAAAAAAAAGACTATCGTTTTATAAATTTATCTACTGTTATTTGGGTGCAAGTTTCAGGCATTAAATATTGGGTCAGCGACCTTGTAATAAATGAAAGTATTGATAAGATAAACGAATTAAACAAAACTATATTGAAATGAATTTACTTACACAAAACACAAAAATAAAAGACACGTCAAAAGCTATGGGCGTGAAAGTTTTTAATTTTAGTATTCCAGCCTATAAAAGCGAAACAGGGAAAGTAATTTGTCCTTTCGCTGATAGTTGTATTAAATTCTGTTACGCCCAGAAAGGTAATTATAAACGTTTTCCTAGTGTACGTAATGGAATGGAGAAAAAATATCAATTAACTAAACAAGATAACTTTATTGAATTAATGAATAAAGAAATAATAAAGAAAAAGCCTGACTTTATTAGGGTGCATGATAGCGGAGACTATTACAGTAAAGCCTATT